TTCACCATTTTTAACTTTTTAAAACAAAAAAAAATTAGCAAACAATGCCAAAGCGTAATGATCTACACAAACAACCAGGGACCAAAAGAATGGGTAAGTTATATTAAAAATTATTTTGAGTCTAAAATGAATTATAAAATATTTAATCACATTATATCAGCCTTTAAAATAAATGGTAAAAGAGTGGAATTTTGTCGCTCTAGTCACGACAAGTCAATGAAGGATTTAATAAAATGCACAAGGCTTCCAAAAAACGCCGAGATATGTTATTTAGATGACACTTATTATCCTGAAATGAATTATGAAAATGTCTATTATATCAAAGTCAAACCTTATACACACGATTTAAATTTTGATGTAATGATTCAACGATTTATTAATAGCAATACAAACCTTTCTAAGATTATTCTGGAAAATTATAACAACGAAGATTTTGTTGGTTTTATGAAAGAGAATATGAACAAATACGAATTTGTTTATATGGAAAAGGACGATAAAGAGTATGAAATTGATAAAATCATTACTAAAAAAACAATGGAGCATTTAGAAGCATTTTTCAATAGGAAACCGAGTGAACCTCGCAATTCTGCTTCTACTTCTACTAGAAAAATAATTCGCAAATTAACCTCTAAAAATAGCAGCAGAATGAAGAAGCAAAGAACTAGAAGAAATTATTATTAGCTCAAAATAGAATTTTAGATATTATATTATTTTTGGCGTCCATTAAATATGTTGTAAGTATTTGATTAACTGCACTAGTTGTAAATAAAAATATGCCTGCACTAAATGCAATTTTTCTATCTAGTTCAGTGAAATGAATTTTTCTAAAAGGGTTGAAACGCCACAATAAGAATAAGCTTATATATATTTTAACATAGTAGTCCAATGATTCTAAATATTGTGGAGCACTTTTAAATATTCCAACTGCAAATAATATGTAGAGCATATAGGTTAAAACAATAAAGACATTGAACCAAAAATCTTGAATCTTATATAAATTATTATTTATTGACATCTTTTATTATATACAACGAATAAAATAAACGCATTAATTTTATTTTATTTTATACCATTCAAATGCTTACCTATGAAATAAAGATCCAAGAAATATAGTGTTTGTCTGTATATTCTCTTGTTTTTTCCATATTTCCATTATATCCTTTATAAATATCTTTCACGTGAATAAATCTTCCTATAAACCCAAAAAACATAATTGGAATTAAACATGATACTAATCTTAGATTTATTGGATTTGATAATAATTTTCCAAAGAATACCCAACTTACTATATTACAAAATGCAGTGTAAACAATTGTATGCACGAGGATGGAAACTATCATTGGACCTAATGTCGTTGCCTCAAAAAGATGGGAGAAAGTAAGGTTGGGATTTGTTGTGTCTAAATATAATTTTGTAAACATAATATATAATATGATATTAGATAATTATTTAACTTATAGCAATAAAGTAATCATTGCTGTAATTTGTTCCGGACTTTGGATTTATTTTAGAACATCTGACTGTTATAAAATGATACCTCGTGGTAATATATTTCCAATTGTATTTGTAATGATATGGACTTATTTAAACTATTATGAACCATTATTTTTACCTATTGGATTGCTTATTTTGATAACATATTCTTATTTGCACACGTTTTTGAAGATGTAACTTTGCAAAAATAAGAATTACATATTACAAAATTTATTTAACTTGCTTCCGTTTTGACTTCATTGTATATTTGCAGCGTTCTTGCGCTTGCATCCTTAGCTTCTACATAACGAGGCATCCAAAAATATGGAACTATGTTTCCTAGCCCAGGATAGTAACCCTCAAAAATGTTGCGATAATAATTCTTTTCAATTGTATCTGGAGGATTATGCTCATACTTTACATTAAAGAACTCCGCAGAAAAAAGAGAAACAACCTTTTCTTGAATGATTTCATATAAAGACCTAGTTGTTTTGCTAACACCATCGCTAAAGGCTTCCTTGGTCCTCCACAAAACGCATTTAGGTAACAATGCACTGCCATTTGAGTCCAAATAATTTTCCTCGCTAAACGCACTTCTTAGCAAAAATTTCTCACACTGCTTGTTGCCCTTGTGAAATCTGTGCGACGGATCAATGCTCAAGTAATACTGCACCCACGTTCTATCCAAAAATGGCGTTCTAGGCTCCAATCCATGAGACGAAATGCACTTGTCTGACCGCAAAACATCAAATGCATGAATGTCCCTCAAAAGACGCCTGCATTCCTTGTCAAACTCAATTGCATCTGGTGCTGCGTGCATATACAAATAGCCACCACACAACTCATCAGAGCCGTCTCCATTAAAAATTACCTTTGCATCACTATTCGCAGCAATGTATTTTCCCAACAAGTAATTCCCAATACTTGCTCTTACTGTAGTAGTATCATAACTTTCAATTGCGCAAATAACTTCTGGAATTGCATCAACAAAATCCTGCTCAGTCAATAAAATTTCAGTATGGTTTGTTCCCAAATAATCTGCGACAATCCGAGCGTATTTCAAGTCTTCTGACCCTTCTAGACCAATACTAAACGTTTCCAATGGCTTATCAGAGTTTTGTTTGTGGAATTTATTTACAAGAGCTGTAATTAGACTGCTATCCAAACCACCAGATAACAAACAAGCAATCGGACGTTCAGTAACCAAGACTCTCTTTTTAACTGCTTCAGACAAGTAATGTTGTATATTTCTTAACGTCCATCCAAGGTCATAATGCGATTCATTAATAATGCTTGAAAATCCGGTAGAATGGTAAGAGTAGTGCTCTTTTTTCAGCTCCCACTTTGGAGACACCTTGTATTTCATAATAAACTTGCTATAAGTTCCAGGTCTAAACTGTTCAATTAAGTGGTCTGGAATTTTTTTAGAAAACTCCGACAATTCCTTTAGTTCTGAAGCAAATCCATAAATAGGCATCCGATCATCTGGGCCAACAGTTCTTTGGATTAGTGTGTATAAAGGTCTAACACCATAAGGGTCTCTTGCAATATATACCTTTGACGTTGAATCGTTAATATTGGCATCGCAAAGAATAAATGCAAATACTCCGTCTAACATTTGCAGAGTTTGTTTCATGCCATACCTTTTATACAAGTGAATAATTACCTCGCAATCTGATTGTGTTACTGGATCAACGTCCATCAGAGCATATAACTCTTTATAATTGTAAATCTCACCATTGCAAATAAGAGCCACATCGCCAATTATAATTGGTTGATTAGACAAGTCGTTCAAACCGTTAATAGCTAAGCGATGAAACCCCAATAAACACTGCAATGTGTATGGTGTCATTTTAGAAAATTCTGGTCCTCGGTTTCGGCCTTTCATAAATTGGTCATTAATAAATTTTTGCTGAAACGAGTTGTCGTTGTTTAATAATGCAAATATTCCACACATGTAGTTTCCTTATTTATTAAGGCCATTTTTCTTTATATTGATTTTATACATTTAGAAAAGTGTAGAAACTGTAAAATAAATTATATTTCAGTATATTAATGACAGCCCAACTAGATTTGAAAGAGTGTGCATCTCAAATAACAAATTCTATTAATACGCGAATCTATGATAGAAATATTCCATCACACATGTTACAACCTTATTTAAGCGTGAGGCCAGTTATGACGAAATATTCTATTATGCCTATTGTAGACCCTAGAGTGCCAATTAAAACGCCATTGGTTCAACAGCCAGTATATAGCACAACCGAAGTTTTCAATCCTGGAAACGCACAGGCTCCTTGGTCAGGCTTTGCCACAAACATTAACACTGAATCTGAATTAAGAAACCAAATCTACGCGCTTCAATCGTGCAGCCAGTCTGTATATGTTCCAAGCTCAAACAGCGACTTGTATAAATTTAATTTCAAGAACAACAATAACAATAACAATGTGCAACAGCCTTTTCCAGGATTATTTCAAAACGAGCATTTTAATTCATTTAACCCAAATCCTGAGAATATTGGACAAGGATTATTCCAAAACTGCACTAGACAACAACTTAAGGAATTAACCCCAAACGAATTTTGTGGGAAACACAAAAAGAACAATAAACCTAACAAATAAATTTTACACAAAATATAAAATCCAGTTAATCGCATTTTATATTTACTTTAACATTCGATCCTTTATATTTATATATCTTGGGTCGTGAAAAATAATATTTGTAACTTTATCAATTTCTTTAGCATTTTTTGGATGATATTTATTAGAGTATTCAAAAAGTAGATCGCCAAAATCTATTGTTTCGTATCTATAATTCATTCTTTGAGTTTCAAATATATCGCGTAATTGTTTTGATTGTGCCCATCCTAAAAAAATAGCTAACCACGAACGTTCGTCTTGTTCATTGTAACCAATTGCTACTTTAAAATTTCCCCAACTAGACAAGTCTGATAAAAAATCTTCCCAGCTTTGGAATATTAAATTTGAAATATATAAAACTGCAGCCCACACATCGGATGAATTGTTATAACTTTTGGGTTTAATATTTGGAATTTTTTTTTGCCATGGAAAAAATAATGAATCAATAAAATGTGGACATTGATTATAATAATCAGCCATTTCTTTAAGAACATTTGTAAAAGCGCGGTCAACAATTTTATATGTTGCATCTCTCTGCTGAGATTCTAAATTGACCGCAAAAACAAGAAAAGTAATAATAACACCAAATGCAATTATAAACGTAGATATATTAGGAATTTTAGAAGTAATTCTATCTAAAAAAGAGCCAGGCTTAGATAAACTTGCAAAAATAATGAATGCTGATACAACGACAATAATAAAAGCAAATATTAAAAAGGCAAAAAAGGTGGCGTTCATGTATTTATATAATACAATATATTTATTGAACTGTTAAAGATTTTGAATGCCAACATAACAACCTTTCGCCTTTTTACTATTTTAATAAAAAAGACAAAAAATAAACGCAAAATATAACAATAAAATATATTATTTTTGTTATCTTTTAAGTCTGAACATCTATCCTAATCTGTTTGTATCTAGGGTCATTAAAAATTAATCCAGTAAGGTTGTCAAGGTCCTCAGCATTATTTATTTGATATTTATCAAGATATTCAAACATTAAATTTGCCAAATGAACTGTTGTATCATTATATTCCAACTGTTGTGTTTTAAATATTTCTCGCAATTCCTTGGATTGAGCCCATCCCAAAAATATTGCCAACCATGAACGTTCGTCTGTTTCATTATACTCAATCGTAACTTGCAAGTCCCACCAACTTTCTAAATCAGTCAAAAAGTCTTCCCAACTTTGAAATATTAAAGTTGAGAGATATAATTGGCACGTCCATCTATCTGGTTTTTCTTCACCTGTAGGTTCAGGCCGATTAAAAACGGTTTTTTGCCATGGAAAAAACAATGAATTAATAAATTCAGGACATTTTTCATAGTTATCGTCCATTGCCTTAATAATATTGGTAAATGCTCTATCAACTATTTTATATGTAGCTTCTCTGCGAGCCGAAAGCAATGTAACGGTAAAAACCTGATATGTAATAATAATGCCTAAAGCAATAATAAATGTAGCTATTGTTGGAATTTTACTAGTAAGTCTATCTATAAAAGAACCAACTTTAGAGTAACTCGCGTATATTATTAAGCCTGTCATTAAAAATACAATTGACGCAATTATTGTTAAAATTATTTCATAAACGCTGTATGTCTTCATTATATATATTTAAACAAGTTATTTTTTTTTTGCTTTTGATAAAAACAAATAAACAACTTAAAGGTCCAATATCATTTTCTTCAAGGGAGAAAATAATGACAGAAAATAAAATATCAGAGTTAACATTAGAATGCTTAATGAACAAATCTCAATATGCAAAATACGTTAGCCAATCGCAAGGAAAACCGGATAATAAAACTGTGAATAAAAAAGAGAAGAAATTTTACAAGCGCCGAATTTTTGATTTAACAAAACAATTATTAAATAATGAAAAACCTGAGATGATGTTTCCAGACGTTTCTTCTGCTTTTGATTTATACGCCAAAGTATGCATAGAATATTTTAAAGCTTTAGATAAAACAGACATAATTCAGTCAGATTATGACGGATTTGTTGAAGACGATACAATGGGAAGCATCGCTTTATCAGAAAGCGAACAAGCCGAACTAAATAAATTACTAATGCGTTCTATTAAAATAACTGAACCAAATGCTCTAGAAAAACTAGTAAAACGAACAACAACAAAAATATGTCAGAAGGCTCCAATTATTCCAATGCAAAAAGATATTAATCTAAAAGATCCGGTTCTTAAAAATAAAGGTATTCGTAAAAAGAATAATATCAATAATAAATATGAGGAAACCTCAGAGGAGAAAATCAAAAACAACGAAAAAGACACAAAAACATAAATCTTCAACAAAGAAGCAGGGACACCAAACTACAAGAAGAAACCATTTATTTAGAGAAAAAATGATGAAGGAATTAAAAACAGTAAAATTGAGATGCAGTCCTCAGACAGCAGATAAAAAATACACGTGTTTAGAAGATGAAGCTTTGTATAAGTTAAAAGATTTGTGGAATGCTCGCCACGATGATTCTAAGATAGAATCAAATGACGCAAAGGAGATTTGGACGCAGTTAAATAATAAGTTAAGAGGGGTTTGCAACAAAGAATCGTGCTGGTTAAAACAAAAGTTTGTTAATGGAAAACTAGATAAAGAATTACAGACTTCTTTTGCACCAGTCTCTCCCAAGGAGTGGAGCAAAAATCCAAATGAATGGTTATCAAGCACAGATATATTGGAAGTCATGAAGCAATATGAAATTAAATATAAATGCTTTGATTTTATTGGTCCATCTCCAATTGATTTTGATACACACAAGTTATACGGAGAATGCGTTTGGGAGGAATTGTGTCATTTTAATATTGAAGATGAAATTAAAAATAAGAGATTCAAAATAGGAATGATATTTAATTTGGATCCTCATTACAAAGGCGGTTCTCACTGGGTTTCTATGTTTGTTAATATTAAAAAGGGAGAGATATTTTTCTTTGACAGTGCAGGAGATAAGGCTCCAAAGGAAGTTATGAAATTAGTGAATCGTATTATTAAACAAGGAAAACAACTAAAAATTCCCATTAATTTCAAATTTGATCAGAATTATCCAGTTGAGCATCAATATGGGGACACTGAGTGCGGAATTTATTCTTTGTATTTTATTGCGCATATGTTAGAAGATCGTCACGATAGTAATTACTTTAAAACTCACAAATTAGATGATAAATATATGGAACAATTCAGAAAAGTTTATTTTAACAAGGAACTGTAATAACACGTAAAAGTATATAAATAATATTTTACTATTAGTTATATACAAATAAGAATGGCTAATTCTCAAATAAACATAGATTTCATTACAACGGAAAACATTGAAATGCTTTGGGAAATAATTTTAGATGATATAAAAGAACGTTTAAAATCTCAAGAACAGGCATCTCAAGCAAGAGCATTTTTTATAAACCAGGCGAAAACATTCTTTGAAAGAGAGAAAACAGTGCCACAAAATTTAATGCAAATGAATAAAAAATTTATTGGTCAAATCATGACAAGTCTTAGCAGCGCAAAGCAAGCGCAACAACCTCAAAAAATAAACATTTCTAACAAAGAACCAAACAATTTCACTATAGAAGATTTACACAGCGAGAGACTTAGTGCATTTGAAAAAAATCTTGCGGAAAAAAAAAATGATTTTATGAGCGCAATGTCAGTTCCTGTTCCGGAAGCACCAAAATTCGGCGACGCAGACCTGGATAAGCCGATTGGAAGTGCCATGGATGAACTAATTGCGAGAACCTTGGCTCAGAGAAATTTTGAAATAGAAAATATTCATAAAGGAGCGAATAAAGAAGATGTTGCAAAATGGTTAAAACCGGCAGAAACCTCTGTTAAAAGTGAAAAAATACAGGAAAATGAAAATTCTAAACTTCAAATGGATCAAAAGCAAATGCAGTATCAATACGTTCATCAACAGTCTCCAAAGTTAATACAGATTGGTCCACCTTTAGATAAATCAGAAAAAAAAATAACGTGGGGTCCAAATTCTGAATATGAATCACCGGAATTGAATAGAATTAACTTAGAAATTCAAGAAATTGAGTCAGCCAACAATAAACCCATGCAAAATGACATCTTCTCAAAATTGAAGCCGGCAAAGGATTTACAACCTGACGTAAAAGAAGAATTAAAAAATATGCACGAACGCATAAATAGTATAGATGAAAAAATGAATACAATCTTATCTATTATAAGCAAAATAAAAATTGATTAGCTTTGCACAAAAAATTATAAAGACAGATAATAACAAACAATATGAGAGTTTTAAGCGTTTCACTAATCTATTTATTAATAAGTTCAAGTATATCACCAGTTGCGTCTTTTTGGGCGCAGTTTAAACATAAAACACCACATGCAACAAAAAATAGCAAACTAAACAAAATAAAAGAAATCAAAGAAATGCAATACACGGAAAGCACGTGGGATGACGGAGAAGTTGAATGGGAAAATATGCAAGACGCGAATGAAACAAATCAAACATA